TTTAAAGCGATGTGGTTGAAGAAGTTCGACGAATTGTTTTTGAATGCCGACCAGCTCTTCTTGAAGAGCTGATAAATAACCTCAGTATCAAACACGTGAGGTGAATTTTGTCGACATTTATTCGTTCTAGGTTAAAAGCATATCAAATCCAGCGCTTGGCTATCGACCTTTTTGGGTTCTGTAATGCCAAGTGCTGGTATTGTCCTGTCAGGTACATTCCTCAACCAGAATCTGGTATGAAGCAGATGCCGATTGAGGACGTCGAGAAGATCTTTCGAAAACTTATTGTCGAACGAGAGACACCAAACGGAGTCGTCAGTCCAGATTTTGATCTCTTTCTGACCACACACTACAGTGAAGTGCTGCTGTACAAAGACTTCGAGAAGCTACTCGAACTGGCAAAGCACTATGGTCTGAAGACTTTCATTCTGAGCAACGGTGTCAATCTGACTCCTGATAAACTCGATATCATCAACAAGTATACTCCTTCTGTCATTCAAGAAATCGCACTGAACATTCCTGCATATGAAAATGCAGAAGTCTGGTCGAAGAGATCAGGATTTCCTGCCAAGCGATTCGATGATATGATGGAGAATCTTGAAAACCTGCATAATCATGCCGTAACTCGCAAACTTGCAGGAAGAGTGAAGCTTATCGTCAACGGTGTCAACGAACTCTCATTTAAGACAGGATCTTTGAAGAAAGGCCCGAAGTTTGAAGAGCTTGGCATCGATCTCGACTTACAGACTGGAGAGCATCAGAGGCAAGTAGATATTGCCACGAAACTGTTCCCTAAGTTTGATATAGAAAAGTCTGATCTGATTGATCGTACCGGTCTTATCGCTCAGTATATTACTGAAGAAGACTACATGAAAGATCGTATGAAGAATCGTACTGTCGTAGGTTGTCAAAACTGGGGTGATCGCAACTATGAGTGGCTGAGTATCAACTCGAGTGGAGATGCCATTCTCTGTTGCAATGACTATAACTTCGACTATATTTTTGGTAATGTTCTTGAACAAGAACTCTCCGAGATGTGGTTGAGTGATAAGCACGTCGAGACCATCGACAGAGCATATAATAACATTTGTACGAAGTGTAGCGCCTCAGTTACGAAGTAGTATAAATAGTTGTATGAACTACGACGCTATTTTTAAATTGATTGCTGATGTCGGATTCCCTATCGCAGCTGCGCTGATTGCTGGGGTTTTTGTTTACTTCGTCATTAATTATATTTTAGAAAGTGTTGTGAAAGCCATTAAGGGTATGCAAGGTATTATCATGGGACTCGACAATCGAGTTCGAACGATGAACCATGACATTATCCGAATGGATGCGGTTGTAAGTTCGGCACTAGGACTGAAACCGGATCTGGATCGTATCGCTCGAGCCGACGGGAAGAACGATGCGAGAAAAGATTAATGGATTTAAATACGGTTGCTGAACTTGTAAAACAATATGGTTTTCCTATTGTCTCCTCGGTGGGTATGGGATATTTTGTATGGTTTATCTACAAGTTCGTTACAGATAAATTAATGCCATTGATTGGTGAGACAAACGCTATTTTGATTGCTCTCATTGATCGTGTTCGCATGCTTGATAATGATATGATTCGGTTACAACAGAAGGTGAGTGTAGTATTGCAGATAAAGGAAGATCACGATGAATATAAATCTAAAGATTGAAATCATTAAGATCTTCTCGCTTGAGTTTAGTCTTTCTTCTGAAAAGAAAAAGGAAGAAGAAAGTGTCGAAGAAACTAGCAATATTGACGTTATTGATATGCTTCAGCGCGCCGGCAAAAGCTGATCCGATTGTACAACAGTTTAAAAGTCCTTCCTTCAATGGATATGGATGGTCACAACATGTGCAAGCAATCGATGCGCAAGAGCGTTCTCGTGAGCAAGCAATCAAAGATGCCGAAGCCGCAAAGCTAGCTCTTGCGAGATCCGAAGCAGCTAACACTCCGCTTGCCAAGTTTATGGCACTGTTTACATCTCAGGTATATGCTCAGCTGGCGACGCAGCTTTCAAACAATCTTTTTGCTGAAGGTTCTGCTCAACAGGGCATATTCACCCTCGATGGTAATACGATTAGCTATGTAAAAACTGGTACATCAGTGACGTTGACGGTTGTCGACAAAGCTGGTAATACGACAGTCGTGACTGTTCCTATCGCAACCTTTGGGTTCTAAGGAAAAGCCATGAAAAAACTACTCTTGCTTCCAATACTTCTTGCAACATCTGGTTGCATAGGCGGAATGCATCCTCATCTGAATCAGTCATATCTTCTACGAGAAGATGCTGAGGTAGAAAGATTTGCAAATCCTAAGTTGTTTAAAAATCTACCAGAGCTCGATGGACAAGTGATTCCTATCGCTATCTACTCGTTCACTGATAGAACAGGACAACGTAAACCTTCTGCTACTCAAGCCAGCTTCTCGACGGCGGTAACTCAAGGCGCCGATGCTTATGTTATCAAAACATTGGCAGATACTGGCGATGGCAAGTGGTTTCGTCCAGTCGAACGCGTAGGTATCGATTCTCTTATTAAAGAACGTCAGCTTGTAAGGCAGATGAGAGAACAGCAACTCGGAGAAGGTGCAGAACCACTTCCTCCTCTCATGGTTGCAGGTATCATTCTTGAAGGCGGTATTATTGACTATAGTTCAAATACCAAGACTGGTGGTAACGGTGCACGATTCCTTGGAATTGGTCCTTATCAGCAGTACGCAGAAGATCAAGTTACTATTAGTATGCGACTCGTCTCAGTACAGACAGGTGAAGTCCTCACCTCTGTCACTGTTGAGAAGAATCTGCTCTCTACATCCGAGGGAGTGACAGCATTTAAATTCTTTGACATGGCAACAAAAGCTTTTGAATTTGATGGACAACAAACATCGAATGAAGCTGGTAGTTATGCGATCCGTTCAGCCATAGAAACGGCCGTTGTGGAATTGATCAAGGATGGTGAACGTAAAGGTCTATGGAGATTTAAGCAAAAGGAAACAACAAATGAAGTTAAGTAAAGCTTTATTCGTTGGCGCTGCTCTTCTTTATGGAACATCTGCGGTTGCACAAACAGTGCTACCAACAGCCCCAACACCACCAACAATCGTAACTACCTCTCCGAATGAAGTGACTGCAGCCGCAGTTGCAACCACCAACAAGGTGTATATTGATCAAGAAGGCGGAAACGTTGATGTTAACATTGTTCAGACAGGCACTGCCAACATTATTGGCGATTCTGGTGATCCTATCTACCTACGCGGCGATAATCAAAGTGTCATCGCTGTACAAACAGGTAACGGAAACCAACTCTACATGGGAATCGTATCCGCAACTGGAGGCACAGGAGTTGCCACAGCTACAATACGCCAAATCGGCGACCTAAATACTGCAGACATTCGTTGCGGTACTTTAGTATCTGACGCGATCTGTAATCAGTTCGATATGAACGCTCGCTTTACTGGCGATTCAAACTCTCTTGTGTTCCATGGTTCGGGTGCAAATATCCGTAACTCGATGGATATCACTGGTGATAACAACACGTTCAATATCGACGCGCTGTCACCAAATGCTACGCAGACTGTTCTTGTCACAGGTGACTACAATGACTTCGACGTGACACAAACAGGTCTCGGCGGAACATTTGGACATTCGCTCTATGTGAATCTTACAGGTACACTGAACACCATTACAACCCAGCAATACGGAGCTTCGGAAACCGTAATCAATCTTAAGTCGACGGGTTCAAATGGTACGTTTAATATCAAGACTGGCCATTAATCTCTTACTTCTGATATCGGTTCCCGCCTTTGCAGGCGTGGGATCGATATCAGAGTTTCAGGGCGGAGGTTCCGTGAAGCGTGGTGCAAAGGTCGCACCTGCTGCTAAAGGCTCGAGTATCGAAAAGAACGATACCGTCTCTACCAATTCTCAGGGTAGATTTAAGATTCGATTCGTCGATGCCACCACAGTTAACATCACACAAAATTCAAGGTTAGTCATCGATGATTTCGTCTATGATGGAAACAATAAGAGCAAAGGCAAGCTTGGTCTTAAGCTGGCTTTGGGAACTGCGAGATATACTTCTGGTGGCATTGCTCATGGCAACGCTCGCGGTGTTGGTATACGGACACCCACCGCAACGATTGCCGTAAGAGGCACAGACTTTGTCATGTCAGTCGATGAGGCCGGCAGATCGACTGTTGTCCTCGTTCCAGAATGTTATAACGATAAAGATATTACAAAGATCAACTTCGAATGCCCGTCTGGAGCTATCGATGTTATCACTGCTGCAGGTATCGTGACTCTGACTCAGCCATTCCAAGCAACGATGGTCGAGAATTCTTACGCTCCTCCTGCTCCTCCGGTCGTAATTAACCCTGCAATGAAGGGTATGGACAACAATATTCAGATCTCTCCTCTCGAAACAGACGATGGACAATCACTCATCAACGCTGCTCGCGAATCACTCAAGAAATTTGTCAATCCTGCAAAAGCCGCATCTGATGACAACCAAGATCCAAATACCGGTGGAGACGGCGTAGAAGAAGTCGCAGTTGCTACTCTTCGTTTGCCTACTCAAGATGAACTTCAAAATATCTATGCAGAGTATAATTCTGGTGCAAGACCGACAGAAACTATCTACACAAACGTATCTCCTACTTTCAAGAAACAACTGCAAGTCGGATGGGTATACTCGAGAATCTCAGAGGATAAGAATCAATCTGTGATCGTATGGTTACCAAAAGACACAGAAATTCAACTCGTTTCTGTACAGAATGGAATCGTCGACGCCTACAATTTTATGGATGATAAATGGACTACGACAGGTACAGGTAGACCACAAGGAAATATCACCGTAATACAAGAGTCAGGTGCAAGATGATCAGATGGATCTTAACACTACTACTGTTAACGTTTAGCGTACAGTTAAATGCGCAGACGCCTTCGAACTATGGTTTCGAAGATGGAACTTATGCAGGTTGGACAGTTTCTAACGGATCCACCACACTTCGAACGAGTTGGTCAGATTCTGGTCAGGGAGTTCAAGTGACAACTGGCATGCAAAACTATTGCCCAGGTGGAGGTAAGTGCTGGACAATTACACCTTATGGTTCTTATATGATATCGGTCCAAGCAGGAGGAAGTTCTCCTCAATTCAATACAGCCATGACTACGCTTGGTCTAAGCTCAACCGATATTACAACCATTCGAAATACGATCTATTCGAATGGGTCAATGTATCCTACGAATGCTTCGTCTGTGAGTAGAACCGTATTCCTACAAGCCGGAATTACATACACGTTTGGCTGGCAATATCTGTCGACCGACTATGTTCCTTACAACGACGGCTCGATGATTACGTTGACGAATGGACCAGGAATTCCAACTTTAAACGGTCAGACACAGAATTATGCTCTGCTCGGATTTACCAATCAAGGAACTGGTAACTATTCAGTAGGATCTTATGGTGCCACTGGTTGGCAACTCGCCGTGTTTACTGTACCGACTGATGGCAACTATACGCTCGGCTTCTCGTCATTCAATCTTGGTGACACAGCTCTTTCTCCTATCTTGTTCATCGACCAGTTGCAAGGAACAACAACTCTGAATGGAACCACGTTTAATCCTATAGCTCCAAACGAAGGATCGTCTGCACCGACCACACCTCCACCTCCACCTCCAGCGCCTGCATATCCTGCTGTATCGATTACGACTAATCAGACTATTAAGCTTGGCCAGACGAATGCTATTACAAGTAACTCGATTTACATTCAAAATATCGGCGATAATAATACCGTCAACGTCGAACAGTTCTCAAGGTTTAATGCCATCAGAGGTGTTAACGGTTCTCAAGACATGTTAATTAATGGTAGCAACAACAATATTACTATTAATCAAGGCACTGCTACTACCGTTCTCGGAAACAATCTTGCCGAAGTGTCTGTCACTGGTAATAATAACACCGTATCTCTTACACAACAAAATAATGGTAAGTATACAGAGCTGGTAATGAATGGAACGGGAAATCAACTGACTGCTCAGCAGAAAGATGCCGGTGGAAAGTATGCGTTCTTCAATATCTTAGGTAACTCGAATGTAATTACTACTTTGCAACAAGGCACAGGTAATCACTTCTTAGATATCAGCGCACCTTATGGCGGATTGAATGCAACCATCACTCAATCTGGTGCTTCACAAAAGCTGTTTCAACTGATAATAAATAATCCAGGAATTGGAGTCACTGTATCGCAAACTGCTGCGAGTGCTACTGACTCCGCTTCAATGACAATAACATGCGCGACAGGACCTTGCAGTGGGTACAGCTACACAAAAAATTAAATCGATTCTTCTGAGCCCATGGCTGGCGATCTTTACGTTCGCTCTTCTTATGACAGTAAAGATCTCGGATCCATATCTCGTCGAAGCCACTCGCCTCAAGTTTTACGACTACCTTATGATTTCTGAACCAAAGAAGTCAGAACAGATCGTTTTGATAAATATTGGCGAGAAAGCGATTGAGAAATATGGCCAATATCCGTTCCCGCGTAAAGTCTACGCTGACATTCATTCTGAGGTCTATGGCCGAGGGGCTGCTCTTGTTGGTAGCACTATACTTTACCCTGAGCGTGATCGGTTGGGGACTGATCGAGATCTTGCGGATTCGCTAAAGCAATATCCTGTCGTTCTTAGCCAGACGGTAAGCGACTCTTGTTCACGGGCAAGCGCGACAATTCGGAAGACAGGCGTTGCCGTAATCGGCGATGGAGAAGCAACTGAATTTCTTCCTCAATACCCATGCGTTCTAAGTAATGTCTCAGTTCTTCAAGAAGCCGCAGCCGGTGTTGGGATAACGTCAACCCTACCCGAGACTGATGGGGTTGTAAGGCGAGTTCCTCTTCTATCTGAGTCATCAGGCGAATACTATCCCGCATTTGCTCTAGAGATGCTGCGTGTAGCTGCAGGAGACTCTTCGTATCAAGCCAAGATAAATCAGACTGGGGTTGAAGCATTACGAATTCCTTCTTTTGAAACAATTAAAACAGACGAGTATGGAAGAACCTTCATCAATCCGAACTACCAATTTCAATCATACGAAATTGGTGCGGGTCCTTTGCCCGATCTGGCAGGTAAAATCGCGATTGTTGGAGTGACTGCAGCTGGGCTAAGTAACCCTGTAGCGACTCCTTCAGGTGCCCAACATCCCCATCAACTCCAAGCGAGTATTCTTGAGACTCTGATAAATGGGGACTCTGTGTCGATTCCGAATTGGATTCCGCTTGTAGATCTTGGCGGGTTTCTTCTTCTTTTCCTGGCATTGGTAGTTATCTCTCGATTTAAGTTCTCGTATGTATATATCGCAGCATTGATTGCTGCCTATGTGTATTTACCGGTGTACTTATTCGGCACTTATGGTATAATGATGGATATCAGCTTCAACGTATTAGGCGCGCTGCTGATCTACATTCATATCTATACAGTGAAATTTATCTCAGAGTATTTACAGAAGCAACAGATTAAGAAACAGTTCGGCACATATCTGAGCCCAGATCTGGTAGCAAGACTACAAAGACAACCAGAACTCTTGAAGCTTGGCGGAGAATCACGTGATCTTTCGATCATGTTTACAGACGTTCGCGGATTTACTACAATCTCTGAACACTACGGAGATGATGTCCAAGGCTTGACTTCTATTATGAATCGTTACATGACAGTCATGACACGGGCGATTCTCGAAAACAACGGCACACTTGATAAGTATATTGGTGATGCGCAAATGGCATTCTGGAATGCTCCGCTCGATAACAATAAGCATGCATTAGATGCTGTTCGAACTGCCTTTCAAATGTTAAAAGATTTGGAGATTTTCAATGAAGAGATTAAAGGAGAAGGCATTCCAGCTTTCGGTATGGGTCTTGGTATTAACACTGCCACTGTGGTTGTGGGTAATATGGGCTCTGATCAGCGTTTCGATTATACTTGTCTGGGCGACGGCGTTAATTTGGCTGCTCGTCTGGAAGGTCAAACCAAGCCTTATGGAGTTAAACTCATCGTCGGGCCACAAACGGCCGAATTGGTGGGGTCTGTATACCAAATAGTCGAACTCGATCTGATTGCTGTCAAAGGTAAGACAGAACCAGCAAGAATCTACACCGTTCTCGATGTTTCTGACGGCGCTGGAGAATTACTACATAAGAAGTTCCTCGATCTCTATCGTCAAGGCAAATGGGATGAAGCTCTGAATCTTATAAAAGATCTCAAGCGATGCTGGAACGAAGAGCTCAATGCATACTATGCTATGATGGAACAAAGAATATATGATTTGAAGACTGATGAACCACTCAAGTGGGACGGAGTTTATAGAGCTACCAGTAAGTGAGGTAATATGATTGACGACAGTATGTTTGCATCTTACAGAGATGAGTTTGAAAAGAATGGATTCGTAAAGATCAAAGGAGTTTTGTCTCCTGATATGATCGAGATGTATAAGGCTTTTATCGACATCACACACACAAAAGGAATGAGAAAGCCAGAATTTGGACCATATATTGATGGGCATATCGAAGAAGTCGATCGTAACTTCTTCGATGATAGTATTCTTCTCTATTGCAAGCATATCATAGAAAAGATTTGGGGTATTGAGGACATGGTGCCATCATACTCTTATTCACGAGAATATTATCGCGGATCTGAACTCAAGATCCATCGCGATCGAGAAGCTTGTCAATACTCGATGACTTTGACTATGTCTAAACGAGGTGAAGGCAATACGTTCTTATGGTTCAGTGAGAACGAAGACAAAAGCGATGCCATTCCTATCGACCTCGATGAAGGAGATGCCATTATCTTTAATGGCGGTCATGAGTATGGAGGAAAGTGGCATTGGCGAGATCCACTCGAGATTGACTCATTGGTTCAGCTGTTCATTCACTATGTCCATCCTGATACGCCAGAACTTGCAGACAGAGATTTTCCGAGACCAAATTATCGTTCACGTTGATTTTTAGCATGTACATTTTATCAAAAGTTTGGTAAGGTGGACCTATAATGATGAAGGACGAAAACATGAACATCACGATCACAGGTATGATTGGCAAGCGTAAAGAAAAGGCCCTCCTCAAGGAAGCCGCAGAGTTCTTCGCCAACCAACTGATGGATCCTCGGATGGCCCGCAACATCACCCTCGACATCGAAGTTTACAACAACCTTGACGTCGAAGGCGAATGCGTAGATGAAGATGGTTTTAAGAATCCTCGGTGGTTCACCATCGGCCTCAAGAGCCAAGACATTGGTGCCATGATCAAGACTCTTGGCCACGAAATGGTCCATGTCAAACAACACGCCAAAAACGAACTTCAGACCGGTCATGCGGTTGCTGCTCGTGGCGGTCTCAAAATCTACAGCAAGTGGATGGGTGAAATCTGGAAACCAAAGAGCAAAGAAGATGCATACTTCGATGCTCCTTGGGAGATAGAAGCATATGGCCGTGAAGTTGGCCTGTATGCAAAGTGGATGAATCGTTAATTAAAAGGAATTTGTTATGAAAATTGTTAAAGAGATTTTTGAAGCCGTATTCAGCTTCGCCGGTTTTATGACTGTTGCAATTGTTTTGTTGATGCTTATTTTGACAGCAGCTATCAAAAACGAAAATGCTGAGAAAGCTCTGGCTGAAGCAACCACGAAGGCTTGCTATGATGGCGGTCTGATTAAGGTCGATACCGATGCAGGTTTATACTGCGTTGCTCCTGCTAACCTCGTAAAAGTAAAGGTAAACTAATATGAGTTTTTGGTTGATCGTATATCTGTTCACCGCCGATGGTGAGTACTTTGCAAAAGATGTCTATGAGACTAGCAGTGCGGAGCAGTGTGTAGAGTTTGCTGGACAGGTGACAAAGACTATCGTCAATACCAGTCTGCAGGCACAGTTTCATTGTGTAAGTGACGACCATTATATGGGTCGTAAGCAGGATGACGGCATCGAGTATGACTAATCATCCTCGTCAACGCGAGATGTGGGACGGCCTGACTCGATCAGGCTGTCTCTATATGGTGCTTTTGCTTGTTATAGGAATGGTGATAGGAGTTTTGGTAAATGGAATCTGAAGAACGCGTAGGTATCGTAGCAAGTTGTTTTGATCTGTTTCATGCAGGTCATGTCCTTATGCTAATGGAAGCAAAGAAGGAATGCGATCGATTGATTGTGGCTCTTCAGTCAGATCCTACAATCGATCGCCCCGAGAAAAATAAACCGATTCAAGGTATGTACGAGCGATACTTGCAGGTAGATTCGTGTGAATATGTCGATCACGTAATTCCATATGACACAGAAGCGGATCTTTATAATCTACTTGCAAGTTTCGACTGGAGTGTTCGATTCCTCGGGTCAGATTACATTGATCGAACCGATTTCACAGGAGCTGACTTAGGCATTCCAATCCACTATTGCTGTCGCAAGCACGATTATAGTTCATCGAGCCTGCGCGAACGTATCGTTAAATCGGAGAAAAAGAAGTGAGTAAGTGGGCTGACCGATTCATGAGTCTTGCCGAGCATGTAGCTACATGGTCGAAAGATCCTTCTACTCAGGTAGGCTGTGTGATCGTCGATAAGCAGAATCGTGTGGTATCACTGGGCTTTAACGGATTTCCTCGTGGTATCAAGGATCTCACTGATCGTTATAACGACAAAGAAACAAAATACCTCTTCGTAGCACACGCGGAGCGTAACGCACTTGATAATGCACCGCTCTCTGTCGAAGGTTGCACACTCTTCAGTCCGCTGTTGCCGTGTAATGAGTGTGCCAAGTCGATCATTCAGAAAGGTATCGCGAAGGTGGTATCATATGAACCTACAGAAGATCGACCGCATTTGCGTTGGGACATCACAAAACAGATGTTTCTTGAGGCTGGTGTCCAGCTTTATCTTATAAATAAAACCGTCACGCCTACTGGGTGACACAACATAACCTCGCTTAATAGGAGAAAATATATGAAGTTTGATACAACAATGATCCCACAGATGGATCGCTATTTTGTTGGCGCGGATCGCGTCATGAAAAAGTTGGCAGATATTGCCGATCAATCGGCACAAATGATGCCGATTAAATATCCCCCATACAATATCAAGAAAGTCGATGAAAATCGCTATGTAATCGAACTAGCCGTTGCTGGTTTCGGTAAGTCAGAGATTGATATTGAATTGCAAGAAGGCAAGTTGTCTATCCATGGAAAGTGCGACTCGCCTGAATCTACTGAATATCTTTATAAGGGAATTGCCGAGCGAGGATTCAAACGCGAATTCACTCTCGCTGATAACGTTGAAGTAAAGAGTTCTTCTCTCGTTAATGGCATGCTGAAGATTTGGTTGGAAGCATTTATTCCAGAAGAAAAAAAGCCGAAGAAGGTAGAAATTAACGACGAAGAATATCCGTCGCAAGCTGCCGAATTCTTGGCAGAAGGTAAAACCAAGTAAAAAGAAGGGGACCTTTCGGTCCCCTTCAATTTATGGGATGATAATTATGGTAAAAATAGTAGATAATTTTTTATCAGAAGAACTTTACCAAAACTGTTATGACTCTGCGGCAAAGATTTATGGAGCTGGAGATAATGTGTTTTTTACTAATGCAAATTGGCCGTATGAAATTGTAAAAGATAGCTATCCAGTTTTATGTCATAACATCTATAGAGATAGTTCTTTATTTGAAAATATCTACAATAGTACAATGAACTATGGATATCGACCGGTAGAAGGAGGATCTATCTTATTCTACTTTTGGACCGCACATAGCTATATTCCCTGGCATACTGACACAGATAGACAACAGGCAGCTATCACTGTATATTTAAATCCTGAATGGGACCGCGATTATGGCGGATACTTTATGTACGAGGATCGTGCAGAGATCAAAGCCATCTTACCTAAAAGAAATCGTGCAGTGATCAACGACCTAGGTCACGAACACTGCACGACTCCTGTGCATCCTAACGGTAAACTGAGAGTTACTCTTCAGATATTCTGTAACAAGATTTAGCCCCAGTTGGCATACTGCTTCGTCTTCTTCAGACGATCGTCAAGACCGTGTGTACCGCCATTCACTCGCTTCGAGATTTGAGTGATCACAGCATCGGTTACACCCTTATCTGCAATTGCAAGCAATCCATTCTTACGGAAGAACCATAATGCAGACTCAAAAGCCAACTCGCCAACCACAAGATCAGGATTCTTCAAGACGTCAGGACGTTTTACGTCAGCGGCAAAAGCTGTATAGTTGTCTTTCCCGGTCAGTTGGATCGGGCCTCGACCACGCCACTTCCAACCATCTCCAGAGGCTTCTGAACCGTTCCCCATCCGATTAGCGTAAACCTTATTAGCGATCTTTTCTGGCTTACGTGCATAACCTGCAGTCGAAGCGATCGTAGGAAAATACTTCTTGAAGATGCCGTTAAGTCCCTTATCTGAGTAGTTCAGGTTTTCAGAGAATACCTTAAAGCCACCTGACTCGTGAGCACACTGACCAAAGAAGTGCGCAGCTTGGTTGTTAGTCAGTTTGAAATAATCTCTGGCTGCCTTATAAGTGCCAGGTCCCCATTTACCGTCGGCAGTAATGCCACATTTGGTTTGGAGTGCAGCTAATGGACCAAGTCCTGCAGCTACTGGTTTTGCTTGTGTGACAGAGTCAGTGATCTGTGAGTTGATTGCCTTGATGGTAGGTGCACCAGCTGCCTTTGTTGTCGACGGATCAAAGTCAGCAACAGTAGTATACACTGTACCACCTGCCTTCGACTTCGTGGCGATCATGCGCATCTTACGATTGCCTCCACCCTTCTTAATCGAAGCGTGAACCCAACCAGAATTCTTATCGCCCTTTGTGTAGAACTCGAGAATCACTTGGTCGAATTCAAGGTTGTCACCGATCCAGTCAGCAACTACTTTGTTGTCAATACCAGGAATTTCGAAGTCGATTGCTTGGCCGTTGACGTGTTGTGATGTCTTCGATCCGCCAACTGCCTTGTTCACCAGCGGTGCACGATAAGACGAGTTGATCTGAACAGGTTTGCCAAAGTGATTACGTACTGGTTCGAGAATCTTCTCGCAGCAGTAACGCATGTTCTCGATATGTTCTGGAGTTGGGGTATTGCTGAGTCCAAGTCTTTTTGCAGTAGGAGAAACAATCATCTCTGCCAAAGAAAAATGTTCAGTTAGTTTCATTTTTATCGCCTTTACTATGTACTTTATTTGGGGTTTAGAGTATAACTAATAATGCGGCCAGATACTGGAGATCCAATGAATTTTTATACAAATGTCACTCGTCATCGTAATCAAATTTTAGTACGTGGAATATCGGACGGCAAACCAGTCAAGTTTTCTGTTAAATACAAACCTTATTTATTCGTTCAAGCAAGTGCACAAACCGAACATAAGAACCTGAAAGGTGAATATGTAGGCAAGATGCAATTCGATTCCATGTCCGAGACGCGAGAGTTTCTGCAGAGTTACGAGAACGTGGCAGGCATGAACATCTATGGCCTCTCTGATTGGCCTTACATGTATATTTATGACAAGTATAAGGGTGAGATCAAGTATGATCCCGCTCTCGTTTCAGTTTGTTCGATCGATATCGAGACCAGCATTGAAGGCGGTTTTCCTGATATCGAGAAGGCAGACAATGAAATCACGGCTATTACCATCGGCCGCAATGGTAGAAAGACTACGTTTGGTTGCGGTGAATATAAGGAGCATCAAGACAATGTACAATATTACAAATGCGCAGACGAGTCTGCACTCTTACTCGCCTTTCTCGAAGTCTGGAACGGATCACTCTATTCGCCTGACGTTGTCACAGGCTGGAACATCGAGTTCTTCGATATCCCATATCTTGTCAACAGGATTCGAAAAGTTCTTGGATCTGATCACGCTGAACGCCTCTCTCCCTGGAAAATGCTACGTGAATACAAAGTTAACAGCCGTGGACGAGACTGTATATGCTACGCGCCTATCGGTATCGCAGTCCTCGATTACATCCAGCTCTACAGGAAGTTTACGTACACAGAGCAGGAATCTTACCGACTTGACTACATCGCTCAAGTTGAGCTCGGCGAAGGAAAGCTTGACTACCGCGATGAAGGTTATACCGACCTCGACGACCTTCGGCTAAGAAACTTTCAACTCTACATCGAATACAACGTTCGAGATGTGGAGATCGTCGAGCGTCTCGAAGATAAGCTAAAGTTGATCGAGTTGGTCTATGCTTTGGCTTATGACGCAAAAGTAAACTATGAAGATACCATGACGACTGTGAAACAGTGGGACGTGATCACTCACAACTACTTGCTCGATCGCAATATCGTGGTTCCTCTTAACGATAAGAACAAGCCCGACCGAGCCTTTGTAGGTGGATACGTCAAAGATCCGAAGGTCGGCATGAGTAAATGGGTTGTGTCGTTCGATCTTAACTCCCTTTATCCTCACCTTATTATGCAGTACAACATCTCGCCCGAGACTCTTGTTACACGCTTGAAAGATAAGGTGTCGATCGACGACCTACTTGTTGGTGGCGCTAGTCAGTTCGGTGACTATCTTAATAAAACGAACTGCACTATCGCCGCCAACCTTTGTATCTATACAAAAGAAAAGCGTGGCTTCTTGCCATCGATTATGGATCGTATGTATGATGATCGTACGAAGTACAAGAAGCAGATGATCGAGTGCAAGAAGGAATACGAGAAGACGAAGGATCCAAAGCTCGTCAAGGAAATTGCGCGTCTCGATAACATGCAGATGGCCAAGAAGATTCAGTTGAACTCGGCTTATGGTGCTCTCGGTAACAAGTGGTTCCGTTGGTTTGACGTGAACAACGCCGAAGCCATCACCACCTCTGGTCAGCTCAGCATTCGTTGGATCGAGAACAAGATCAATGGCTATCTGAACAAGCTACTCAAGACAGAAAACTTTGACTACGTATTGGCTTCTGATACCGACTCAGTGTATATCTCTCTCGAATACCTCGTCAAGAATGTATTCGGCGATGATGTTCCTGACACCAAGAAGGTGATACAATACATCGATAAGATTTGTAAGGAACGTATCGAACCATTCATCGATCGTTCTTATCAAGAGCTTGCCGACTATATGCATGCCTATGATCAGAAGATGCAGATGAAGCGAGAGAACATCGCCGACAAAGGCATCTGGAAAGCCAAGAAGATGTACATCCTCAACGTATGGAACTCTGAAGGCGTTGAGTATGAGAAGCCAAAGTTGAAGATGACTGGCATCGAAGCAGTTCGATCCTCGACTCCGACTGCATGTCGTGATGCCATTAAGAAGTCTCTCGAGATTATCATGGGTGGATCTGAATCGGATCTTCAGAAGTATGTGGCCAATTTCAAGTCAGAGTTTTCCTCGCTCGGATTCGAAGACGTGGCCTTCACACGTGGTGTCAAAGACATCGAGAAATATTGGGTAGGCGGTAGGTTCCAAAGCCAGACTCCTATCCATGTCCGTGGCTCTGTCGTCTACAACGAAATGTTGAAGAAGAAAAAGCTGACAAATAAATATCAATCCATTACCAGCGGTGAGAAGATTAAGTTTGCCTATCTCAAGAATCCCAATCCGACACAAGACTATGTTATCTCGTGTCCGAATGGTCTACCAAAAGAATTGAAGATGGAAACTTACATCGACTATGCTGAATATTATGGTGTACAAATAAAGATACATCGGTTATACTGAACAATATGACAAGGAGAATTTATGTCCGACTTACTTAACAAACTACGCAAGAATACAACGATCAAAGACTCAGATATCCTGTCGGATTCAAAGTTCTTTAATGCCAAGGATATGATCGCAACGACCATTCCTGCCATCAACATTGCCCTCAGCGGTAAGATCAATGGCGGTTTCGTTCCTGGTCTCACCATCTGGGCAGGTCCATCAAAGCACTTTAAAACCTCGTTCAGCCTTCTCATGGCGAAGGCATACATGGACAAGTATCAAGACGCAGTCATGCTTTTCTATGACTCAGAATTTGGTACTCCACAATCTTACTTCGACTCATTCGGTATCGACACATCTCGAGTTCTCCATACTCCCATCACAGATGTCGAACAGTTGAAGTTTGATATTATGCATCAGTTCGAAGAGATCAAGCGCGGTGATCATGTCATTGTCGTGATCGATTCGGTCGGTAACCTCGCTTCGAAGAAAGAAGTCGAAGATGCACTCAAGCAAAACTCTGCCGCAGATATGACTCGAGCAAAGCAGCTGAAGTCTCTGTTCCGCATGGTTACGCCCCACCTCAATCTGAAGGATATTCCTCTGATCGTGGTCAATCACACATACCAGACTCAAGAAATGTACTCGAAGGCAGTCGTTTCTGGTGGTACTGGTATCTACTACTCAGCCGATAACATCTTCATTCTCGGCCGTCAGCAAGAAAAAGACGGCAAGGATGTGACTGGCTACAACTTCATCATCAATGTCGAAAAGTCTCGGTTCGTCAAAGAAAAGAGCAAGATTCCTATCGAAGTATCATGGGACGAAGGCATCAGCAAATGGTCTGGTCTACTTGACATGGCTCTCGAGTCTGGTCATGTAATCAAGCCAAAGGTTGGTTGGTTCCAGAAGGTCGATATGGAAACTGGAGAGATTGGTGAAAAGTCGTATCGCATGAACGATACGTACAGCTTCAGCTTCTGGCATCCTATTCTACAGTGTCCTAAGTTCAATGAATTCATTGAAAAGAAGTATGCTGCATCGAATGGTGCTATTATGCAAGAAGAAGATGAGGTAGCAGCAGTCTATGAGATGGAGGATGAATGAGAATTGAACACATTATATTTGGAAATCTTATTGAAAACGAGGAGTATGGTCGCAAGGTCATTCCATTCCTCAAAGAAGAGTACTTCACAGATACTGTAGATCGTAAGATCTTCTCTGTCATTCATGAATATGTGGGAAAGTATAACAACTTTCCTACAAAATCTGCTGTTGAAATTGATATCAATGAAGTAAGTGGATTGTCTGACGACCAGTTCAAGCTGGCGAAGGAAGTGATTTCTGGCCTTGACAAGTCAGAAGATCGTGATGTGGCATGGCTCGTAGATAACACCGAGAAATTCTGTAAAGATAAGGCACTATATAATGCTCTGATGAAATCTATTCAATTGGTAGATGATAGCAAGAAGGATAGCATCTCAGTCGGTGCTATTCCTCAGATCTTGACTGATGCACTCGGCGTTTCCTTTGATAGTCATATCGGTCATGACTTTCTGAATGATGCAGCAGAACGTTATGAGTTCTATCATCGTAAGGAAGTTCGTATCGGTTTCGACCTTGACTTCTTTAACAAGATTACTCAAGGCGGTCTACCTCGTAAGACTCTGAACATTGCTCTTGCTGGTACTGGTGTCGGTAAGTCATTGTTCATGTGTCACAATGCGGCTCAAAACTTGATGTCAGGTCAGAATGTCTTGTATATCACTTTGGAAATGGCAGAAGAAAGAATCGCCGAGCGTATCGATGCCAATCTTCTTGGTGTGACACTCGATGATCTCAAAGATCTACCACAAGCCATCTATTACAAGTTGGTAGGGAAAGTCAAGGAACGAGCCAAAGGCAAGCTCATTGTGAAGGAGTATCCAACAGCATGCGCAGGATCCGCAAACTTTCGACATCTCTTGAACGAGTTGAAGATCAAGAAGAACTTTATCCCCGACATTATCTACATCGATTATCTGAACATCTGTGCATCTTCGAGGATAAAGCCGGGGTCGAACGTGAACTCGTACACCTACATCAAGGCGATCGCCGAAGAACTTCGCGGCCTCGCCGTCGAGTTCAACGTACCCATAGTTTCGGCTACTCAGACTAATCGTTCTGGTTTCAGCAACTCTGATGTTGGTCTTGAAGATACTTCTGAATCTTTCGGTCTACCAGCAACGGCCGACTTTATGTTTGCCTTGATTACGAGTGAAGAACTTCGTCAGCTTAATCAGATCATGGTAAAGCAGTTGAAGAATCGTTACGGCGATCCTTCGGTGCATAAACGCTTTGTGATTGGTGTTGACTACTCGAAGATGAGACTGTACAACGTAGAGATGTCAGCACAAGAAGATGTCCTGCAAGACGATGACGTTCCTATCTTTGATAAGTCTGATTCTGGCAGTCGTCTACTCGATGAGTCAAAACCTGTAAACAAGTTCAATCGTAACAAATTTCAAGGATTTAATTGATGGTAGAATTCACAACGAATGTCTCCGGAAAAATACTTGAACTGCCAGAAAAGTCTGAGTGGAAAGTGTGGTTAATGGGGGATTACGGTAAGTCCCAGCATGGCGCTATCGTTTATCAACCCAATAAGGGAATGGAACCGAACTGGTTTCACCGTAAGATGCAAGAACTTTGTTTTGGATTTCAGTGGAGAAAGATTGATGGTTAACTATAAGATCGTGAATGACAAGCAACTGATTGATATCGGTGCAGGCTATGTTGAAGTAGGCGGAGACATCCTTGAAACCAAAACAAACCAGCTTGTTTTGAAGGGATTAGGAATGCGTAAGGCCAAGGAGATGGTTCGACATCTTAACTTCGGCGGAGGATTCGACGGCTTCACACCAGAATTTTTTTTAGCCGAACGTGAAAAAACTTTGGAATTGACTGAAGAACTTGTATAAATAGATGTACACTATGTGGTGCGTGGATATGCAGTTTATCTGTATAAGAGGCAAGTGTCTTAATTGACGACTGGAATAGGCAGGGTCACAGGTGGGGTTCCTCCTGCTACACGCATGATGGGCGGCTTTCGGGTCGCCCATTTTTTTGTTTACAATATATTTAAAACGCGGTATAATGGTTCTTTAATAAGGAGAACTACAATGCGCGTCACAGATGAAATTCTTTACAACATATTTAATGAATATGATCGCGAATGCTGGTTTAGCACGCCATGCCAAGCAGCACTAGTTAGAGAAAAAATAGATGCCCTTGGAAATTTTGATAAACTGTACGCTCGATACAATAAGTTAACTGATCGGATTTGTTGGCTTCGTCGGTGCACTGAATATGACGTAACTGTCATCGAAGAAGATGGAAGAATTTGGTATGAAAACCGTTTGGACTCCGCCCGCCGATGGGGTCAAATTAGCGACAAAGACGAAAAAATAATGAAGATGGCAGGAATATCAAAATAAACATGTACAATTAATCGAAATCAGTGTAAGCTGATAATGGCTGAAGCGATCTCGAGTGATCTTTCGTAAATTGCTAGTGACTGCAGGGTGGATCGGTCGCTTCAGCCATTCTTTTAGGATTTATTATGAACTACGAATTTCCACATATCACAAACATCTCTGATGTACTGCCTGCAATCGAAGGTCGTGATGAATTTGTCGTGGCTGTCAAGGAAGGCTATACTGTCATTAACTACAATGTGATGATGGCTGATACGTTCGACTGTAACATTCGTCGTGAGTGCCGTGGTATTATTTTTGATACTGCAACTGGCGAGATCATTCGTCGTCCGTTCCACAAGTTCTTCAACGTCAATGAACGCGAAGAAACTCAGGACCACGCAGTCGATATGTCTCGTGATTATGCCATTCTTGAGAAGCTTGATGGTTCGATGATTGCTCCGTTCATTGTGAATGGTGAGATGATCTGGGGTACGAAGATGGGTGCTACTGATGTGGCTCAACCTGTCGAAGAGTTCGTAAAGAACAATCCTCAGTATGATGAGTTTCGTTATTTGATTGGTTCGGGATTTACTCCTATCTTCGAATGGTGCTCGCGTAAGCAGCGTATTGTTTTGGATTATCGAGAAGACCAATTGGTGCTAACTGCCATTCGTGATATTAAAACTGGCGGATATGCTCCGTATGATCGATTGGTTTCATTAGCAAAATCGTATGGTGTTCCTGTCATTCGTCAATGGGACTTTGCAATGGTTGAACAATGGCACAATACGGTGCAGAGGGGTAACAAGACGATGTCTTCGTTTGTTAACTTCGTTCGTGATCTTGAGGATCTCGAAGGCTTTGTTGTTCGTTTCGATGATGGGCATATGCTGAAGCTGAAGTGCGATTGGTATGTTCAGATCCACAAGGCAAAGGAAAAGATCCTTCAAGATCGTAACATTGTTGAGTTGATTCTTGACAATAACCTCGATGACGTGAAGGCTCACTTGCCTCAGGAAGATCGTGATCGTCTGACTCAGTTTGAGAGCGATTTCAATAAGGCTGTTACTGATACTGTTGCGTATATTGTGCAGATTCTTTACTACATTGATAAGGCAGGTGTTGATCGTAAGTCTTATGCTATCAATCATGCTCCTAACGTTAATGGGTATGTTCGTCCGATTGTGTTCAAAAACTTTGATACACCTTTTGATATGAATCTTGCAATTAAAATTCTCGATGATGTTCGTAACACGATTCGTAACAACTTGACGAAGACGGTGAAGTACGAAGAGATTCGTGATGTATGGTTTAAAGGAGTGACTTACAATGAAAGCTAAACATTTGGCTCAAGAGATAGAACAGTTAGTGACTACCTA